AGTTCCTGAACCTAAAATGATTCCTTCAACAGCGTACTTAGCAGAAGCTATTGCAGTTACTTTTACGATACTACCAGCGAGTCCGCCTTTAGTTGATCCATTCATAGTGATTACGTCATTAGACGCGCCAGATATGAAAGTTTTCCCTGTAGCATCATCTTTACCAGTGTAAAGTCCACCTACGAACTTATCTGTCCCATCTGTTTTAATATCCATGTCTGTAGCTGCAGTTTCTACTACAAAGAAGAAACTAGCTCCTAGGTTATTAAGTTGGTTTGGATCAGTAGAGTCACTTGGAGTGGTAGCTACAATTGAAGGTAAAGTAAATTTACCATCTGCATCATTACAAGTAAGAACTTTACCTGCATGTGCTGCTACTGTAAGTGAAGTGTCAGCTGTTAAGCTAACAACAGAAGTGCTTCCCGCTGTTATAAATCCAGCCAAAGATCTGACTGGTCCTGAAAATGTTGATTTAGCCATATTTTTCTCCTAACTAAATGTGTTACACCATCTTGGAGTGAGTCTGCCGAGTCAGTTGGTATAACAAATTATCTCGGTATGAGATTATCGTATCAGAAAAAAATAGGGTTGTGTAGAAAAAAGATAAGGTTGCTGGGTTGAGTAAGAAACCCCCAGCTGGGTTCCATTAAACTAATCGAGTGTTATGCTCCTGGGCTACCAAAGACGCAACGTGGATCCGAGAATCCAAAGCTGTATCTTTCTCTAGCTTTGTACCTAACATTACCCGTATCGAAATCCGCTTCCATTGAAGTTCTGATTGGTGAACGATTAAACATTTTGAAACCGTTCGGTGCATCAGTCTTAATGAAAAAGGCATCGGTGTCAGTCAGATAGTGATTAACTGTATAACCCTCAGGGATCATACCCATGTTTCTCATGGCGTTAATATCATTATCAGACGTAGCAACTCTGCCTGGAGATTCCAATATCCTATCAGCTACGAAT